AGGCGTTCGAGCCGGAGCTCAAAGCGGTCGTGAGCAGCCCGTCGTAGGCGTAGCTGGGATTGGCCGAATTATCCCCCGTGATCGCAGTCTGCGGCTGGTTGCCGGTCAGCAGCGGCGCCGAAACGGCCAGGCTGTTGAGAGTGGTGATCGCCTGCAAGGTTTCGCTGCCGGTCGAGGTCGCGATGTACCAGGCATAGGCAACGGCGCCCTGTTTCGCGGTGACGCTGCAGAACAGGGTCTGCCCCAAGGTCACCGCCTGGCTCGCTTCGCCGCTGATGGCCGACGATCCGCCCGACAAGGTGAAGGTCTTGCCGTCGGCGCCGGTGACGTTCTTGGTGGTGGCGACGCCTCCGGTCACGCTCGAGTTCTGGTACCCTTCCAGCGTCAACGCCACGACCTTGACGAAGTAGGTTGCGGCTGGCAGCGTCGCACCCGCGCCCGAAGCGGAGAGCGTCGGCGTCGCCGGCGTTCCGAGCATGAGCGATGCATTGCCGGCCAGCATCGCCATTTCTTCCTTGAGCATCATCTTCTGCAGCAGACGGAAGGTCATCCGGGCCTGGATATCCTCGAACTGCCGGCCGGCGGAAATCGCCTCGAAGGTCGCCGCATCCTCCTCGCCGATCGTCACAAAGCTCGCCGATTTGGTCGCGGTGGAATAGGACATCTGACCCGAGCGCTGGCCCTCCGGGACCCAGCCCATCGCATCGAATCCGGAGCCGATGATCGCGGTGACCTGACGCCAGTTCGTGGCTGTGCCGGTGCCGCCCCCGACCCGGGGCATGACATTGCGGATCGGGGTCACAAACGGAAAGAGGTTCTTGGCCGGCGCCTGCAAGTCGAAGGCCAGCAGGCCCGTCGCGGTCGAAATCGACTTGGCGAGCCTGTCGTCGGGGCTCGCCAGAGCCCCTTTCACCAGCTCCAGCGTTTCCTGGGTGATCGAGCTCATCAACACATCCTCCCTGGCAGGGGGGCAATGAAAAAGCCCGCGCGAGGCGGGCTCGGCTATCGTCTCGCCATCTTCGTAGCGAGACCAAAATGATTGGGCGCGCGTCAGCCTTCGCGCGGTGTGACGGCGGGAGCGAGCCCGGCGGGGTGAATTGGACGAGCGTGGCTCGCTTTGATCAGTGTCAACGTTTGCTCCTCCTGGCTCATTCTGGCAAACGCGATGGCAACCTCGTCTTGAGAGAGTGTGGTTTCGCCGGCAATGCCGTCTTGTTGCTTCGAGACCGAGGTGATGTTTCTGGCGATTGTGACCGGGGGCAGTGGCGCGCGTGCGATATCCTCGACCCGCTTCGCCAACCGGTCGAGCCGCGGCAAGATGTCGGCGAGGCTTGTGATCAGCGCCGCCTTTTCGGCGCGCTCCTCGATCAGCGATTTTGCGAGATTATCGTGCGACGCAGCCCTGCCAGGCTCCAAATCAGCCATCCCACCCACCTTGTTCGATTGATCGGTCCCGCCGCACCTGGCTCCGGCTTCGACCAGATGCCCGTGCGCTTCGACCAGATGGCCCATGGTTTCCTGCGAATGACGGGCGCTGAGCTTGCCGGCCCGGCAGGCTTGCCCGTTGGTCAGCCCGTCGATGCATTGATGGGCAAGGTCCATCAGCGCTTGATGGACTTTCCCGCGCCTACCCAACGCTGCGGTGATCGCGTCCATGGTCGTTTGCGGTTGCATTTCCGGCGGCAGGAGCATCGGCGGCTTCACATCGGCACCCGTCGCTTCCGCCGGACAGGCGCCGGCGGCTTTTAGGTCATCGCACGCGTTGCCGAGATGCCGACGCTCGTCCGACCGCAATCCCGGCATCTTCATGCACTCATCGGCTGCACGGTACGCGAGGTCGAGCAGCGCTTGATCCTCCGGCCAATAGTTGGCCTCGGTGACGACAGACGTCGCGAGCTTGTGCATCGCCTTGCGGTTTCCGGCCATTGCAGAATCGCCCGCGAAGGCTGTGGCGCCAGCCCCGACGGTCTCCGTATCTTCCAGAACCTCGTTGGTTTCCTCCGATACCAAAGCGTTCAGAAATCCGCGCAACTCGACGATGATCGTCCGGAGGCGTTCGGGCTGCGGTGACGCGTCCCCCTCCATCCCAGCCTCGGCCGCGAGCCCCTCCGCGAGCCAGTCGAGATCGAGGATGATCTCGGCGACACGTCCGACATCCCAAAGCGATTTTGCGTATCCGGGCCGGGATGCCTTTTCCCCGACCTGTGCAGCCGGCGGCCCGACGTTGTGGATCTTGGCCCGCCAGGCGGCGATGATCTTCGCCTTAATCTTGTCGCGCTGCTCGGTGGTGTATTTCTTGCCGTTCTTCGGTCGGTTGATGTAGCTCCAGGCGGCGCGAATGTGCTCTTCAGTGTCGATCGGGTATCGTTTTCTTCCGTCCGGCTGAAAGCCCGGATCGGCGTATTCGACATCCCCGTAGGGATCGCTTTCGGCCTCGCCTTCGGTCTTTGCGCCGCTGTCGGCAGCTGCTGGCGGAGCTGGCTCTTCGAGGCACCTGAACGCCTCTGCCTTGCCGAGATGCCGGTGGTCCGGATTCCCGCAGGACCAGATCTGGATCGGCGGGTTGAACCTCGGTTCGGGCATTGTCGAAGCTCCCGCGGCCTTCCAGTAATCGAAAACCGCGTCTGGGTTGGCGGGTCGGTCGACCAGCGAAATTTCGGTCAAGACGAGGCCGGTGATAGTCTTGTAATCGACGGGATCGCGGTTGGTAATCCGCCCGCCGATCGAATAGCCCTTGTAGACGCCCTCCGTGACCTTCCGCCACGCCTGGTCGTCGACGATCCTGGCGCCGACATAGAGCCCTCTGTCATCGACGCCTGCTTCTTTGGCGACGCCAACGGCCGACAGCTGATGCATCTCGCGGATATTGGCGAACTTCATGTAATCGCCGAGCGCGGCGACCAATGCCTCGCGCTTGACGATCTCCCCTTGGTCGTCGCGAGCCTCGGTAGAGGCATAGCCCCACACTTCGCGCCTGTCGGCATCTACCTTCGCGATCGGAAAATAGAGTTTCATGTCCTGGCGACTTTTCCTTGTTTCCGGTCGGGCGATGCCGGCCGATTGATGCTCACATTCCGGGCTGAACGCACAAGATGCTCGAGTTGAGCTTCAAAACGCGCCCGTCGCTGAGATTGACTGTAGCTTCGAGGACGTAGGTGGCGCCCGCCGCCGAGGCCGGCATGCCGCCGATCGATGCGACCGAGAAGAACCCTGATTTCATCTCCAGCGAACCATCGAGAGGCGAGCGAGCCATGATCGAGGTCTGCGCCGAGGAACCCAGCACCCGGGCCTGCGGCGACGGATCGATCGCTGTCTGGTGAGGCGCCAGCGTGCAGGTCCAGGCTGTGGAGACGATCGATGCCGCTCCGACGTCGGCCGTGAAATCGAACGCGAAAGTATCGATCTCGCCGACCTCGATCGGGTCGAAGGCTGTAGGTACCCGCATCTTCGGCTCCTTCTTCTAGCCCTTGGTGAGAAGGCGGGTACGGCGCGGAGCCCGCAGTAGGCGCTTCCGTTCTGGCGACCTTGCGAGCTGGCGAAGCGAAATAATTTGGGCCGGCGGCTGCGCGAGCCACTCGAACGGCAAATCGCCCTCGTTGATGACAAAGGACGCGTTCGTCAGCCATTCGCCGGGGAGCGTCGTTTCGCTCCGAGCCTTGCCGGCGAATTCGATGTCGCCCATATCGCGCACGGTGACCGGCAGCGCGCCTGTCCATTCCACCGGCGCTCCGTGTGGAGCAGTCCAGTCGACTGTTGATTCGGCCACTGTCGGGCCAATGCTCGCAAGGGAGGCTCGCGCGTCGACAGGCGAACTTGCGCTTCCCCGCGATGCGGCGAGCGTCGCTATGGGCGGGGCCGCATCTCGCAGCACGACCACACTTCCGGAAGATTCGACGAGCGCTGCGGCGTTCGATTCGAGCCCGGCCGGCGACTCTATGACGCCTGCTGCTGGGGATTTGATCCCGGCGGCGATCTCGATAGCTGCGATCTTGTCGGAACCCGATCGGGATGCAGTCTCGAGCGTCAGTGGGCCGTCTCGGGCTGCGCTGCCGGCGATTCCCAATTGGGGCGCGGCATCCGCGGTGATACCGCCGCCTACTTCTTGCCCGATTGCCGTCTGTCGCGACGGGGTGGCGCTCAGCCCGACCGGGGCGACGCACTCGGCCGTCAGAGAAGTCCCAGCGAGGGCGGCGGTCAATGCCGAAGGCACCACTGTCGCAGGCGCCAGCTGCGCCGGTAGCGCCAGCATGCCTGGAATGTTGGTCGTCATCGTGCCCGCGGCGGCGCCGAAGCGGCCGAGGTTTGGCTCCGCGCCCTTGCGGTCCATCCGCCAGAAATGTGTTGCTCCGGTTGAAACCGAGCGCGGGTCGGCGCCGCCGGCGAGCGCGATGGCGTCGTCCGCGCCTAGCAAGGTCCCCGCGAACAGCGATAGCTGCGCCATGCCGCCCTGGCCGAACCGCGCCGTGCCGGCCCGGCTCATCAGATAGAGAGTAAAATTGCCGAGGCTCTGCGGTACAGCACCTGCAAACCCGTAGGATATGCTCTGGGCTCCGCCATCGATATAGATCGCTGGGATCGAGCTGTTTCCCGACATCGTCCCGTCGATCAGCATCAGGACATGGTGCCATTGCCCGGCCGCTGGACGCACGACACCGGCGATCGCGGTGCCGCCGGAGGTATGCCAGATGAAATCCCACTTGCCGACGTGTGGTGACGACGAGTTCGGATTCCAGTTGATCGCGCCGTTGTTTGACGAATAGTTCGTCGAGTATTCGAGCGCTAGGTCGTCGTTGTTGCTGAACGCCGTCCAATCGACCCAGGCCGAGACCGAGAGCTGGTTCCAGCTCGACAGCGACAGCGCGACCGAGCTGAAGCTCGACGAGCCGTTGAAATACTGTGCCCCGTTGTTGCCGCCGGGCAGGATCAGCGATCGGCCGGCCACCTTTTCACCCGTTCAGGTTCAGACGGTAGGTTCGATATTTGACGACGTTGTTCCCTGCGGTGGTGCTCAACGAGATGCCGCTACCGCCGTTGTAGAGGGCGAACCGGAAGCTGCCGGGCGGGATCACGATTGCTTGCGCAAATCCCGCGAGCAGCGTCGTCGCGACGTTCGCCAACGGCATGGTAGCGGCCGGCGGAAAGGGATAGGCTCGGGCCATCGTGCCGCCCGCAGCGAGCTCGCCATCACCATAGGTAGACCCGTCGTCCAGGAGTGGTACCAGATAGAGCCCCAGGAACGCGCCAGCGGCCGGCGTCGCCGAGCCGACTGTCAGCCGCACCGACACGTCGGCGTAGAGGTCGAGCGCCGTCTGGTTGGCGATGTCCGCGACCGATGATAATGCCGTCGAGCCAGATGCGAGGCTCGCGAGATCCGCACCATTGATCGCGGTGGTCCAAGTGAAGCCGACACCCCCGCCGGTGATCCAGGTGGCTTGGTTCGCCATGATAAATCCTTTCGCTCATCGGACGACGGCAGGTGGGAAAAGCGAATGGATCATGGTATCGGTTCACCTTTCACGTCGTCGTTCCCTGCGTCCGCAGATCGGCCGAGCCTTTGTACGCTGCGGCTCCGGCCGGCAGGGTCAGCCGCAGCCATAGGCCTTGCGCGCCGGCGGCGTTCGGGGCCGCGCCGGGCGGCAGGTTGCCGGCTCCGGGAACGTTCACGAAAGCCGGCTGGGTCACGAATGGTCCCGCGCCCGAGACCGGTGCCGTCTGACGATTGGCCGAGGTGGCTGCGTCGTTGAGGCCCGTGCAGAGCGCGATGTCGAGGAGCGCTCCCGACGGGAGCGTTGGAGTTTCGCCCGCAATCTCGATTTGCGCGCCGGTCAGCGCCGATGCTGCGTTGTTGTTGACGACAAACACCTTCTCGTAAAATGTGCGTGCCATCCCCCCAGCGGCATCGGCGGCCGATGTCGCGAATGCCCGGGTAATGGAGGTTACTTTGTTGGGCGAAATTTCAAACAGCATTCCTTGCAGGATCTTGTAAGTGGTGGTGCCGTCCGGCACCGGGCTCCAGTCGCGGCTTACAGCTACGACATCGGTGCCGTAGCCGGCGGTGGCGATGATCTGCCTGAGCTGGTTGGCGGCGGTGCCGCTTTTGGTCCAGATGACCTGACCGATCGTAACCAGAGCTCCGTCGCCCGCTTGCAGCTTGAACAGCGCCGGCGTCGCCCCGGTGGCGTTGACCGACCCCGCTTGTGCCGTCCTCACCGTCGCGTCGGTCGTCACCGAGCCTGGCGGGAGGATGCAGCCGTGCGCGGCGAGCGCGACATCGCCGACCGCCGCCGTGCCGCCGGGATTGGTGATCGGGCCATTGGCGCTCGCCCCTGAAAGGGCGGCATAAAGAAGGCGCTCGAGCGTCAGCGATCCGGTGACCCAAGCTCGCCCGCTTAGAGTCAGCGTTTCGGTCTGGATCACCCCACTGACGTCGCGGCCGTAATAGGCAATCTTGGTCGCGGTATCGCTGGCCGAGCTGGAGATGACATCGACGGCTCCCGCCGCGGAAAGATCGTAAAAGGCGATCCGCCGCGTAAAATCTACTGCGCCGCCGACCGTCGAGCCCTCGGCTTCCGGCATGTTGGCTGAGCCGTAGGTGACAATGTCGGAAGGAAGGACGCTCATTCGGGCCTCCTGCTGATCTCTCGTGATGGATGGGTGCGCCGCCGGCGGCCGCGTCGCTGCCGGGCGCATGGATCAGGCCCGGCTCGAATACCGGGCTCTGCGCTTTGCCGTCGCCATCGGTACCCGTCGGTTCGAGCGGTGTGCGCCGTCGGACTTTTCGGCGTGCGTCAGCCCGCGATTGGGCCGAGGCCGAGGACGGCGCGCGCCTCGTTGAGCGCGTAGATGCCGGCTTTGACGTACGTCTCGAGGATCGCGGCCTGATCCTTCGGATCGATGTGGCGCGTGTCGGACCAGGCAAATTCCAGATCGGAATGCCCCATCCCGTCCTGAATGACTCCGTCGACAAGTCTCTTTACCCAGCCTGCGAGAGGCGCTAGCCCCTCGGTCAGCGCGGCCTCCTGCGCAGCTTGCGCCGTCGCGCGATTGACCTGCGGGGTGAATGCCGTCGGCGGCAGCGAAAAGGCGTAGCAAACGATCCGCGCCAACCACTCGTCGAATTCGTCCTTGTACGGCGCCTCCTTGAAGGCTTGATATCTGGCTCCCATCGGGGCCCAGACCAGGCGGGTGCGAGATGCGGTATTGCCGGCGAGGACCGAGTCGAACCACTCTTGAAACTGGCGAATCTGCTCGGCGTTCCAACCCTCCGGCGCATTGACCATGCCGGGCGGGACGTTGCCTTCGGAAAAGTGCTGCAGCTGCATCATTTGGCGTCGCAGGCCGATGTTGATGGTCATGACGATCTGCTCGCATGGACCGAACCCGTAGGCTTTGTGCGGTCGTTTGTTGCGCGGCAGATAGAGCAGCTGATCCGAGGTCAGTAATCGCCAGGGGCGCCCGTGGATGACCTGCTCGAAAGCCGGCGCCGGCGGTCGCGGCCGCCGCCCGGTATCGTCGATCAGCACCTTGATGGTTGCGCCGTCGACAATGTCGAGGGAGATGATTTCGCCCGCGCGGTTGCGGCGCACCTCGAAAGCGGCGGCATCCAGGACCAGAACATCCTCGAGCGCCTCTCGCAGCCAGCTGGCAAAGGGCTGCTCACCGTCGGGCTTGCGCCAGAATTCCGTCACCTCCCGGATGCGTCGCCACTGATCGCCGCACGGTTCCCTCTGATCCCGCGGCCGGATCGTCCAGTCGAGCTTTTCGATTTGATCCTTCCGCGTCTCGATCGCCAGCCGCGTGATGTCGTGGTTTTCCGCCAGCGCGCG